AAAATATTGATTTTTATTTACATTTGCGGCATCCTTTTCTTCTTCCACGGTTCCCATTCTTAAAACGCACAACTTATCATCTACAAGTATGTCGCCCTTGGACGACTTGCACTCTTTGCTATAATTTTCATTTTCAAACAAAAATAGTTGGAGAGAAGGAGGTAAAAATCCAAGATTATTTTGCTGAAGAGGAAATGCAGCATCCGCTTTTGATACATACAAATTTGATTTTGATTTTTTCTTTTTCGGTTGTTTAGGGGAACCCGGGTTCACCTCTGACCCCTTAGTCAAGGGATTTAAAGGGACCGCATGTCCCTTTGAAACAGAAATTTCGACATCTTTTTTATTTTGTTTACATTTTTCAATTACTTCTTGTTCTTTTTTAAATAGTTGATAATTTTTAAAATCATTACCATCATTGCCTTTTCCTTTTACTCCTGTAAAACAGCATGGCAAACACTGTCCCGATTTTGTTTTCAATGTTTTCAAAAATCCTGGTAAATATGGGTTATATGAACCCGTTTTAAAATGCTCTAGCGGAGATGTTAAATCCAAAATAAATTTACTTTTATTTTCTGGGTCATAAGATTCTTCCTTGGTTACAATATTTTTTTGTAGATGATTATCATCGATTTCCTTTTGAGAAACTGACCTTTCTTCAATAACATTCCAATAGCGCGGACAAATGTAATAATTTTTATTTCCATTTTCTGATTCTTCGTCGCTGTCACCAGCGTATTCCAAAGGTTTTCCATAATATGACGGCTGTCCTGTTTTCGCATCGGTGGAATCTATTCTCTCTAGTTCTTCCTTCGTTAATATAATTGGTTGGCGCCGCGCACTCCAACCGCAGTTGGTTGCATACCCTTGCGTATTTTTAAAAAGAAATGGTTCCATCTTTTTTAAACGTTTATATACCGGATTGGATTCAAATGCACCACCTATGAATTCACCATCATTGTCATCATTTCCATTACCATCTCCTCCCAATATATTAAAATCTCCAATATCTTCCTCTTCCTCTTCTTCTTCCTCTTCTTCTTCTTCCTCTTCTTCTTCCTCTTCTTTTTCCGGTAGCACTGCTGCTGCTGCTTCCTCTTCTTTTTCCGGTAGCACTGCTGCTGCTGCTTCTTCCTCTTCTTTTTTTTCCAGTGGCACTGCTGCTGCTGCTGCTTCTTCCTCTTCTTCTTCCGGTGGCACTGCTGCTGCTGCTGCTGCTGCTGCTGCTGCTGCTTCTTCTTCCTCATCTTCCTCCTCTTTTTTTTTTTTTGTTTCTTTCACTGCCGCTGATGCCGGGAAGGCGGCAGGAACAACGGCAGTAGGAACAACCGCGGCAACATCACCAATGGTCATGCGTGTAATGTCGCACAATTGTTTAACCAAACGCACTGGAATATATTTTTCATCATTTCCAAAAATGTGAAGTAGCGAGTCAATGTATACTCGAATGGGATTCAAAATATAAATATTATTAATTCCTGATATTTTTATTGTAACTGTATTCTTCGAATCACCGAGACTTTTTATAATGTTAGTTTTAAATCCTGGCATTTTCCGAGCATATATTTTTTTAGGCATTTTTTTTTGTTGTATTATTTTTGCATATTTTCCATCGAAGCTTGTTTTAAATTCACTATAATTTTTTTCCGCCACTTGTTTTGAAACCAGTAAATTTTTCACCATCAAGTCTACCACCGGTTTTTTAGTCCGAAATCCCGAATTATACAACATTTCAATATACGCAACTCGAAAAACATTTTCATCAAAATTAGGAACACGAATGTATTGCATAGAAACACCCTTCTCTTCAGAATTCCAATTATTTTCAGTAACTTTCATCACACTTGAAATGCACCCATAATAATTACTCCACAATATCGGTTCTACATTATTGACTTTTGAAATAGACAAGTATTCAATATTATGTATAACAACATTGTCATCATAAATGGAATAAAAATCGCGCATCCTGTATCCATTTTGATTCAAAAAATCAACAATTATTTTTAAATGCGGAGAAACAGCCGAACGTATCATTTCATCAATTGCGTCTTCTGTATACGTATTTTTAAAACTGGAATGAATATATATGTTACCCGCTTCATCAAATTCGCAAATAAATGGAATTTGTTCACTGCGTCTTACACCGTATTGCCTTTCCTGTTTATCATATATAATATACAAGCTGACACGAGTTGTTGACATTTTTTGTTTCTTTTTTTTATTTGCATTTGTTGTATTTGAAAATGTGGTCATTTTTTTTGATACTTGTTGAATGTCAAATATTTTATTTGAGTCAATCTGGTATTGAATAAACAAGTATGGTATTTTTTTACCATCTTTTGTAGAATTTTGTGTATACATCCTGAGAATAGAATCTTGATTTGGCGGATTATATTTAACCATCTGACACTGTTTTGTTGCGTGAAATAATTTAAATAAAAGTTCCAACGGAAAATTGAATTTTTGGTCTGGTAATAATTGAATGTCAATGGCTGTAATTCCAGAATCTTCTGTTTTTAATTTTGGTTTTTTTGACTCTTCAAAAATGTCATAAAATAAATTTATTTGTTTCATATTTAATTCAAATTCTGGAGACGTGATTCGTTTTTGTGTTTCATCTTTTAATTCTGAAGCAGAAGCTTCCAAGTCATTCATATTTTTTATTCCTTTTGAATATAAAAGAGGATAATACGTTTCAATGACGGCGGTGAGTGCTTTATCGTCATCGTCACGAACATCACGTAGCTTTCTTTTTTTTATTGTCAACACATCTCTCGCAAAGCATGCAAAAAGTGTATTATGAATTATATTTTTTGTGTTTAATAAAAGTAACTTTTGCAACTGTTGCTGAGAACCGTTTGCTTTATGTTTTGGGTTTTTTGACATTGACGACATCATGTCGCTATCGTGAGCAATGAAAAATGGATTAACGTATGCACTAGCGGGTATGCTTTGCCCAAACGGAACATCTTTGAATAATTTTTGCGCATTTAATTTTTTAAGTGTAGTAAAAACATCTTTTACGTTGATTGTCTCTCCAGATGAAGAATTATATCCCATCAAATATTTTTTTAAATGTGATGTTTTTGAAACAAGCTGCTCGTCCATTTTACCATTATCCAAATCAGACAACTCCTGATAAACCTCATTAGAATCGAATGTTACCGGAGTTTTTGAAAATAAATATAATTCATCATACTCATACGCCGAATCCGACTCATCGTCAACTTCTTTTATTGCCAACATAATTTTGCGCTTTACAACATCAATTGTGTCGTCAGAATATATTTTAAAATTTACAAAATGTATTTTAATTTTATACTTTGATACATTTTTTAATTCCAGTTTGCTAAAAACATTTTCAAATACTTCAGAATTTGAACCATTGTCAATATATTGGTCATATAAGTGTGTCAACTGTTTGGATGTAGGTGCATTTTCAATTCCTTTTGCAGAACCGTAAAAAACATACACGCATTTTGGAATTCCGCCTTCACCACCCTCATTCAATATGCTGCATTTATATATTTCTTCAATTGGATTGGTAAAACTCATAATATTTTTTATTTAATATAGTTAATATAGATATATATATTAAATATTATTTAATGATAAATTAGATATAAAATATACAAAATCATATTTTATAAATATATTTAATAAAAAGAATGAAAATAAATGTTGCAGTTGCATTTTCTAAAAATTATGGAATTGGATTTAAAAATAACCTCCCGTGGTCTCATTTAAAAGAAGACATGCGGCTTTTTTCAAAAAGAACAACTGGTTCAGGAAATAACGCCGTAATCATGGGAAAAAATACATGGCTGAGCATTCCGGAGTGTCGCCGTCCTTTAAAAAATAGAACAAATATCGTTATTTCTAGCTCATCATCATCTTTGTCTTTAGCTGGTACTGGCAATCCATATGTGTTTTCTTCTATAAATGATGCCATGACATTTTGCGAATGTGAACCTTCAAAGTACGACGAACTATGGGTAATCGGCGGAAGTCGAATCTATGATGAATTTTTGAATACTTATTACAATAAGTTGAATCGAATATACATTACATATGTTTGCGGTGATTACGAATGTGATACATTTATTCATTTTTCCGCTGTAGAATATTGTGTTGAAAAAGAAGAACATAATAGTGAAGAGAGATGTCATTATTTAACATGCATTCACAATAGTCATAAAGATAATGATGCAAATTATAATTATAATTATAAAACTCTTGAAATGAATTTAAAAAGTTTTAATTAATATACATTATAATATATTAGATTTAAAGTATATTGCATTTAAATAATGAAAAAAGTTATTAGTTATGTTTATTATAATTCTCCAAGTTCCAATTATAATTTAAATTTTTTTATAAAAAAAGAACTACGTTATCGACCCGACGTTGATTACATTTTAGTAATCAATGGTTATGAATGCCCAATTCCTTTGCCCACATTTGATAATTTCAAAGTAATAAAGAGAGAAAATACAGGGTATGATTTTGGTGGTCACTTTGTTGCATTAAATTATATTAAAGAACACAATAAGAAATATGATTATTTTTTTTTTATGAATAGTGGCGTGTGTGGTCCAATAATTCCTAATTACCTTAATGATGACACTCACTGGTCAACATATTTTATTAGTAAAATTAATGATAAAGTAAAATTGGTGGGAACAACAATATGTTGTTTGCCTCACGCAGATGCAGGTGGGTATGGTCCAAAAGTTGAAGGGTTTTTTTTCGTAACCGACGTAAAAGGGCTAAGCATTTTATTTAAAGAAAAAACTATTTTTCAAATTCATGAAAATAAATATTCTGCAATTGTTCATGGAGAATATGGACTAAGTAATTGTATTTTAAAAAATGGATACAGCATTGACTGCATGATAAGCAAGTATCAAGGAATAGACTGGACTGATAAAAAAAATTGGAATATGAATAATAATTTACATCCTTCAAGGAAAAACAGCTTTTATTCCAATTGTTTAATTCCATATGAATTAATATTTCACAAATGGTTTTGGAAAAGCGGTGACCCAAATTATGATACGGATAACAATAATTTTGAAATTATAAAACAATATATTGAAAATAATTGTTAAATTAAAATCATTAAATCATTAAATAATTAAATCATTAAATCATTAAATAATTAAATCATTAAATAATTTAATTAGTTATTTTTATTTATAAAATGGATTTTCATCAATTCGCGTTCCGCAATATTGCACCGGCGATTTTGAATAATCAACAGGTTCATATATTCCTGATTTTTTTGCAGAAGTCAATAAAAATTTGAAATTGTCCCAAAAATCATCCTTGTGTCCAATGCTTGCAGTCATAAGGTGCGCAAGCTCGTGAATCGCCACAAATGTAAGCGTGCTTAAATCGATTAGCCTGGTTCCCTGTTTATCTTCATTCAAACAAAAAGCCATTTTTTCGCCCTTGTTCTCGCTATATGCAGTGTGTTCGCTTGTTGGAAGTGTTTCGCTAATTTTATCAGGATTAAAATTTTCAACCAAGCGTTTGACGGCGGGATTGGACGCGTGATTTTCGCCGACATACTTTACAAGTTTTTTCATATTGCTTGTTGCTTCTGCCAATAAATCTGCAGCCAATTCTAATTTACTCCGCTCTCTCACACAATACGTGTTTCCATCCACTTTTGAAATTACACACCTTAAATTAAACGAATCAGAATCCTTATACATTTTATATCCAAAACATATCATTAATACCACCAGTATCACTCCTAAATAATTTATTTTCATTTTATATATTTTTAATTATTTGTGTTTGTTTGTTTTATTTGTTTGTTACGACTTTTTAACTTGAATAAAAATTATTTATTATATAACCAACATATAATAAATATATGAATATAAATAATAAAATAATATAATATAATAATATAATAATAATAGTAACTATTTATATATATACATAATTTACTAATAATTATTGATATATTTTAATACTTTACTTGACTATGAATTTAGATTTGTTTCTTGTGCAAAAAGTTATACATTCTCTTTTTAAAAATGATGTAAATGCAACACTAACACCGTCGTTGGATGCATCACTGAAACCTAAGACAATAATGAAAGAGAATAGAAAGGAAAGAGTGGATGAAATGGATGAAATGGATGAAATTGAAAATGAAATTCAAAAAAAACAAAAAAAACAAAACAGTCGGAAACTATTGGAAGTATATTCAACTTTGTATGATAAAATGAATGCTGCAAATGTATATGTAAATACACAAAAAAATTCCGGTTGTTTTAAATGTCAAGAAACAGCGGTTGACATTGATTCTCAAATTCCACGTCCCAAATTATTTTTGAGCACATACATTACGCCAGAAATATCACAATATATAACAAATGATTCAAAAAAAATTCTAATTTTTGAATGTAAAATTAAAGCACGACTCATTCGGTTAAACTTTATTATATTTGAAAATAATCCGAATATAAATGATTTAATTTCACATTATAAAGTTTTAGCGCATCGCGTCTACATGTGGCTGTCAATGATTTCCGATAAATCTAAATGTGTTGAAACTTTGAACATCTACGTTTATCTTACTCCGTTTGAAAAAATAATACCTGCAGCCAAAGGACAGTCCATTGGACCTGAAAATACAAATACGGGATACACATTTCGCTGCGAAAAACAAAACGAAATTATTATTTACAGACAAGAAGAATGGTTCAAAGTGCTTATCCACGAAACAATGCACGCATTTGGGGCCGATTTTGACGATTCAGAAGAAATAGAAAAAATGGATGAATATCTAAAAACGCTATTCTCTCTACCTGATAATGTAAATATTAAACTTTCAGAAACATATTCTGAGACTTGGGCACGCATAATGAATGTTATTTTCCAAACATATTTTAAATCACCACCGTCTCTTGAATCTCGAACTCTTTATAAATTTAAAAAAAATATTGATTTTTATTTGCATTTAGAATGTATTTTTTCTCTCTACCAGTGTATCAAAATTTTAGACTATATGGGAATAAATTATCAGATACTTACCGATGATTCGGAAAGTTCTAAACAAATGGTAACATCATTTTATAGAGAGAATACAAATGTATTTGCCTATTACGTATTAACATCCATACTATTAAATAATTATCGTGATTTCTTACCATGGTGTGCCAACCACAATGGCGCAGGATTAAATATTTTTAAAGTGAAGACTACTAAATTCGAATTTGTAAACTTTATAAAGTCGTGTTATAAAAAAACAGACTTGCTGAAACAAATTGTAGATACCGAAAAAAAGGTAGTTGGAGATTATAAAAAGGCTTCAACAAACCGCGTACTACTCAAAACAATGAGAATGACAATTGTGGGATTTGATTAATTATTTGTTCCTTATTTGCGCCGCGCTCGCATATATATCCGACTTATCAACACTCATCATTGAATGCTGGTAGTCGGTAAATCTTTTTTCAATGTCACTATAATCAGGTCTCTGAACAACAATTAATGGAATTAAAAGCATCCACCTGTGTTGTTTTTGAAGATGTATCCAGTATTTATCAATTGCAAAATAATAATGATGTTCCGGATTTTTCATAAGTTTTGAAACACCCTCTTTAATATTGGAAATTAAAGTATCATAATAATGTTGTCTAACAATATAACCGGTTGTCGTCTGACAATGAGTTACCCTAATGCTGACTTCGTCATTCGTGGTGAATGGAGGCAGGTTATTTCCCGCAAGCAAAAGAACATCCCATGTATTTTTCGAATTTGACAAGAATTTATTTACATTATGAACAAAATCGTCTGGGAGTAAAAAAGACACATCATCCTCCAATATTAATACGCATTCCATATTTTGCTCCTTTGCCATTTGAATGCATTTCAAATGACTCAAACTGCATCCAATTCTGCCATTTACATTATGTATTGCATTGAACCTTTTCACATTGTCACGAATACCAATAAGGTTGAGCTGGTGTTCCACGTGCAGTTTTCTGTCAATGCGAGAATTTAAATTTATGTAAAATCCAAAAATATTTGAAATCGATGTTGTTGTCATTGAGATTTGATTTTTTTGTGATGATGTATTAATTTATTGTATTAATTTATATTTATATTTATATTACTTTATTATTATTATGACATTTTCAAAAAATTACTTTTTATTTTTTAGCGTTGTTGTTGTCGTTTCTTTGCTAATTATATACTATTTTTATACAATATATTACAACATGAGCTCAAAACCTATTTATGCGATTGCCGTATTTACTGATGCCATTAAAGGAACGGTTGCCTTTACTGAAGATTTGTCAAATGGTCGAATAAAAATTGACCTGAATATTTCTGGTCTAAAACCGAAAAGCAAACACGGGTTTCATGTTCACGAAGCAGGAGATTTGACCGATAAATGTACCAGCATGTGTTCGCATTTCAATCCGTTTGGAAACACTCACGGTTGTCCTGGTATGAAAAACAGGCACGTTGGCGATTTAGGAAATATTCAAACAAATGGCAAGGGGGAAGCAAAGTATACATTCTATGACAATTTTATAAAGCTGAGAGGGTCAAAATCCAATATTATTGGAAGAGGACTTATTATTCACGAAGATGAAGACGACTGCGGGCACGGTAACAATGCTGAAAGTTTGAAAACCGGAAATGCCGGAAAAAGAATTGCTTGTGCTGTCATCGGCTACTCGAAAGAAAATTTTAAATGTTAGATGAATGTAAATTTTAAAATATTAAATAAATATATAAATAAAATTATGAGCAAAAGTTATGGCACAATGAATTATGACGATGGTTCAATTTACGAGGGAGAATTAATGAATGGCATGCCCAACGGAATCGGTCGAAAGACATATGTCCGTGATAGTAAAGAAAAATATGTTGGTCAATTTCTTAATGGCCGGGAGCATGGAGAAGGTCAGACTACCTATCGCAATAACTATGGTACTCACGTTGGCTTGTACGTAGACGGGCAATACCATGGAAAAGGCATGGAGATTTGGCCCAAAGAACGTGAAGTTTACGAGGGCAATTATGTATATGGCAAAAAACAAGGAAAATGCAAGCATACCGGGTCAAATGGTGGAGTTTACGAGGGTCAGGTTAAGGATAACAAGAAACACGGAATAGGCAAGTATACATATCCCAATGGTGATTTTTTCCATGGTTTTTTCAAGGACGGTAAACTAGAATCGGCACTTCCTGGACCTCAACTTTGGCAAATGAGGCATTTGAATCCTGAGGAGGTGGAGGAAGAAAATGCGAGATTGGGTGGAAGTAAACGACAAAGCAAACGACAACGACAAAGCAAACGACGACAAAGCAAACGACGACGACAAAGCAAACGACGACGACAAAGCAAACGACACTAAATATTCATTTTAATAATCATTAATAAATAAAATTGATTATTAAAATGATATACAAGTAAAAGATAGTATAAATAAAGATACAGTAAGATAAAGTTCCCCCCTTGAAATACAATACATCTGAACAACTGAACAAAAATGGCACAGGCACAATCACAACCGCATTATTCCAACAAAATTGCACGATTGGCCGGCTTTGCCGCAGATGAAAGTCGGCTGTCATCGGCTACTCGAAAGAAAATTTTAAATGTTAGATAAAACGTGTTATTAGATAAATAAAATTATGACCTTTTACGAATATTTAGGAGTGATTTTAATTATTTAAATAAAAATTAAGCGCCGCAATTTTACAACGGCTACAAAATTAAATGATAATAATACTAACTAATATAATAATACTAACTAATATAATATTGGTATTATATAAAAATGAATAATAAAGTTTCTGCTGCTCGTTTACGACAAGACCTGCGTGATATAAAAGAAGAAGAAGATGAAGAGGCTATGGCACAGCAAATGCGCATGGAGCGTGAGATTCAAAGTGGTATTAACAGAAATTTTTTGAATGAAGAAAGAGCAGCTCGTGGATATGAGCCATTACCATTAGTTCCACAGGTTTCAACACAAAAACTCAAAATATTACAAGATGACAGTCTTGTGGGTTTAAACCGGAGAAACCGGTTGTATTCGAAGTATAATAATACAGATACAGGGGGATACAGGGGAGTCAAGAAGCGTAGTTATAAGAAGCGTAGTTGTAAGAAGCGTAGTTATAATAAGAAGCGTAGTTATAAGAAGCGTAGTTGTAAAAAATAATATAAATAAAAAAAATATCTTTCATTATTTTAATAATTAATTAATAAAAATAAAATTGATTATTAAAATGATTTACAAGTAAAAGATACTATAAATAAAGATACAGTAAGATAAAGTTCCCCCCTTGAAATACAATACATCTGAACAACTGAACAAAAATGGCACAGGCACAATCACAACCGCATCATTCCAACAAAATTGCACGATTGGCCGGCTTTGCCGCAGATGAAAGTCGGTTATCTATTCAACAATTCAAACATGGCGCAATTTTGTGTAAAAGCGGTAAAAAAATTTGTGGAGGTCACAATATTGACACCCGAACGTCATATCGACGAAATCTATGCTGCAGCATTCACGCCGAAATGGGAACCGTGACAAAATTCTTGAATAGTTATATCAAAATTCACGCAACTCGAAATTCAAATAAAATAAAACGCAAATTAAATAAGTTTTCAATTTGCGTTGTGAGAAGTATTATAATGAACGGACAAATTTGTTATGCCAACAGCACGCCGTGCAGCGATTGCATAAAAAAATTACAGACGGTTGGATTGAAAAATATAATGTATTCAGATGAAAATGGTAACATCATCACTGAAAAAATTGCAACATTCAACACATCGTCATCATTTGTAACGGGGTCTATGAAAAAACAAAAATTTATTGAAAATATGCGATTCAAATCGTTAATTTGAGGGGACATGCCGTCCCCTCTGACCCCTTGCCTTGCCTTACATTGAGGGGGTCAGAGGGGGGACGTATGTCCCCCTTGTATGTCCCCCTTACAACTCTTCGAGAATGTCCATGTTCTTGAATATCAGCTTGTTGTTGACACTAGGGTACTCCTTCATTTTTACCTTTAACACAGATAAAAATTTGATTTTTGAAGTGATGCGCTCCCATTCTTCGTGGCTCGACAAAACATCTTTTCCATTTGTAACAAGAATAAAAATATTCTCATTTAATTCTTCTAGCTCATTTGTTTTATTTGCAACTTTAATATAAGAATAAATCATTTCTTGCAATTCTGCAATAATGTCTACAACTTTATCCGGATGCAACACGCCCTCCTTCATTAAATTTACGATAAACGTGCTCATCGCCCTGCGTTTGTCATTGGTTTTTGTGTTGTCGCAAAATTTATTATAGTCTACACTCGGGTCAACATAATCTATTTTTTTAAACAGTCCAACAAATTCCGAAAAACTCTTCTCAAATACACCTTTGAATACTTCGTGGTAACTCATAAGTTCGTTGAATAGTTTGGAATACAATGACGAATAAAATATATTCGAACTTGCGGTATTGAATATCGAATTTGCAATTTTGGTAATATTCTCTTCATCTACAACACTTCCAGTTGCTACGACAGAGCCTTCATCAGCAGGAGAAGTATTTTCATTTACATCATTTACATTATTATTTTCAATAATTTCTTTTACTTCATCAAAAATTTCATTTTTTACCACATTATATGTGGCTTCTGTAAGCTTATTTAGCAATGAACGAATTGCATCAATTCGCTTTTCAATTCCTTCCACTCTTCTTAATTCCGTCTTTTGAAATGTTCGAATCGTATTCCAGTCATCGTCGGTAATTTGAGATGGCTTATTTCTTGCACGACGAATATTGCTATTGTTGCAAACAGCGCCAGAATTTGTCGCCAAAACATTCTGTCTACCGTCTTTATTATCATACTTATTGATGCTGCTGCTGATGCTGCTGCCACCGCAGCCATTATTGTTGTCCATTTTTTCCTGTTTTTCTCTTTTTGGAAATACAGGAGTTTTTATATATGAAGGAGCGCCAACTTTATCTGCCAATGATGATATCAGCTCAATTACCCCCGAATCTTTTAAATCATATGTAAATCCTCCCCAAATAATTGTATTAAAATCTT